GATTATTGTCGGCGCGTTGCAATGCAACAACAAGGTCTTGACCGCGCAATTGGAATGAACCGCCAACGGAAACTTGTTGCGCGCCCCTTGGTTCAATCATTGATGTTAATTTGTCAAGCGGGGCAACAACTTCAGGATTTTGTCGCGCACCGGTATATTCACCAAACATTCCCATTGTTGGCGTTGATACAATCCCACCATTTGCAAATTTTGGAATCTTTTTGAATGCCCCACCAATCGCGGCGGTTGCCCCGGCAATAAGTGCCGGAAGTACAAACGCGCCAACGGGGCCGGCGGCGGCGGCGGTTTTTGCCGCTGAAGAAACACCGAATGACATTGATTCGGCTAAGTTCACCGCAATAAATTGCATTGCGTTTGTAATGAATGACGAAAGGAATGCACCGAACGCATTGTCAGCAAGTCCAAGGGATTGAACAATTGATTGTCCCATTGCGCCAAATGCGTCTTGCACGCCTTGTCCCATTAAATCGGAAACGGCTTTCATTTGATTCATTTTCGCAACTGTTGCGTCAATACCTTGATGCATTGCATCATAGTCAACCGAATCGTCAATGAATTCAACCGAATTTGGGTCAAACGCTTCGTCTTCAGTTGAACCAAAAACACTTGAAAACGACGGGTCAGCGTCACCGCCCCCCGACGTCGCAGTCGTTCCGCCCGTTGCAGTTCCACCCGCACCAACGGCAAAGATTCCGGCAACTTTATTTTTTATTGAAGAAACAACATTGTCAATACCCATTTGCAATCCTTCTTCAGTCACGTTCGCAATGATTTTTGGTTTCATTGCTTTTTGAAATGCGTCATTGAATTCTTCTGAAGCTGAAAAACCAATGTCGCTAAAAATTTTTCTTACGTTTTGTCCGGTTTTGTCAACTCCTTTTTCAAGTTCGTCACCAAGTCCCACAAGACCTTCGGCAATTAAACTTGGTTTAAGTGTGAACGCGCCTTCTATTATTTTACCAACATTTGAAAAAAGTCCCGAAATAAAATTTCCAACTATTTTGAACTGATTGATTAAACCATTGACAAACGCAACACCGGCGCGAAGATTTGTTTTGAATAATGCAACAAACCCCTCGATAATTAAACGAAAACCCAATGATTCATTGTACAAATCAATGAAATAGTTTGCAACGTCAACAAGTGTTTTTTTGACCGCACCCCAATTTTGAACAACAATTGTTGCAACCGCCGCAAGCGCGGCAACAACAAGTCCGGCGGGCGATAGTATCGCACCAAGTGCCGTTGCCAATGCACCCGCAACGCTTAAAATTGCCGGAAGTGCCGCGGCTATTCCGGTAAGCCCCAAAATCAAACTTTGTGTTTGTGGATTCAAGTTCATAAATGATTGAACCAACCCTTGAATGAAACTTGTCAATTTCTGAATGTGCGGCAATACCGCCGACAATAAAGTTCCGCCGACTTCGGTCAATGAATTACGAACGCCGTTCAACGCTTTTTGCAATTGGAATGATGCGGATTTTGATGTTACTTCAAATGCGTTTGCCGTTGCGCCCTGAACGTTGTTCATTTCCGCAAAGATTTCACGCGTTGAATCAACACCCGCACCCAATAAATCCATGACCCCGGACAATGCTTTTACATTCCCAAAAACATCCGCAGCGGCTTGGTCATTGCCTTCAAAGTTTGTTTTTAAAATTTCAAGGGTTGCCAAAAGTCCGTCTTCTTTCAAAGATTTTCGAAGTCCCGCCGACGACAATCCCATTTTTGAAAGCGCGTCTTCAGCTGATTGTGATGGCTTCAATAAACCATTAAGGATTCCACGCAATTGTGTTGATGCAACCGCGGCGTTCGTACCCGTTCGGGACATTGCCGCAAATGCCGCACCCACTTCGTTGAATGTGACACCCATGTTTGACGCAATAGGTAAAACGGAACCCATTGCGCTTGCAAGTTCAGTTGATTCAAGTTTTCCTTCACGAACCGCAGCAACCAAAACGTCGGTTGCGTCCGATGCCCCCAAAGTGTCCGAACCGTATGCGTTCATTGCGGACGTTGCAAGGTCGGCAACAGTTGCGGTGTCACCAAGTCCAACCGCGGCGGCTTGCAAAGATGCGTCTAAAACGTCCATTGCTTCGGAACCTTCCAAACCGGCGGACGTAATAAAAAACAATGCGTCGGCGGCTTCAGTTGATGAACGACCGGTGTCGGTTGCCATTTTTTTGGCGGTGTCCCCCATTTTGGCAACTTCTTCACCCGCAATTCCAACAAGGGATTCAATCTTTGTCATTGACTTATCAAAGTCAACCGCAAGTTTGACCGATGCGCCGCCAACCAACGTCAACGGCAATGTCAAATTTCTTGAAATCTTTGACCCCAACGCTTGCGTCTTTGAACCGAAATTTTTCAAACGTGCGCTTGTTTTATTAAGTGCCGAATTTAGTTGCGACGCGTCGCCCGTCAAAATTACTTTCAAGGTGTTTGCCATGGGTAAGTTTTCAACAAAAATACGAAATAAAAAAAGGACGTTTTTATTCCTTTTGTTTCTTTAAACTTTCAACGCGTTTCATGAATTCCATTGCTTGTTTGGGGTCTGACTTAGGTTTGCCGCGTTCCAAATAAACGTCTTGCGGCAACGGAAAAAGTTTGTCGGGTGTCAACATTTGCGCGCGTTTTGAACAATTAATATTGAACAACATTGTTGAAATGTATCGCGTTCGTTCCCATTCCAAATTTTGTTTTATTGTGTGCGCTTCGCCAAGAAGTTGATTTTCCGCCCACGTATAGCACCAAAAATCTTTCGGTTCAATCCCGGCTTGTCCAATGTAATAGTCAAGCAAATGACCCCATGTCAGCCGGGAATTTACTTTCCCGACGCTTTCGTTGATTTTGTCACGTTGCGTTTTATTCCCGCGTTCAAGTCGTTTCCAAGAATTTTTGATTCGGTCATTGCTTCAACAATTTTTTCAAGTTCCGACGCGTCAAGGTCTTCAAGCCATGCGCCAACCGAAAATTTTGTGAAATCAATTTCGTTTCCTTGTTCTTGTTCATTTGCCAATAATGCGGAATAAACAAGCGCGCGAATTGCAGTAATTGAAACACCCCCTTGAAAAACATTTCCGATTTGGTCAATGGGCAAATCCATTTCTTCGGTGAAATTTGCCCAAAAGTTCATGCTAAAATGTAACGTGCGGTTTTTCCCACCAAGTTTCACGGTGTAAAACCCCCTCTTTCTGTTTGCCATTATAATCCCCTTTTATGTTATTTTATTAATTCGTTGACTTAGTGATTGCACCGGTCAAAGTAAGTGAACCCGAATATGAAACAGGACTTTCCATTTCCGCGCTAATTTCAACACTTGACAAAAACGCGTCGGCGGAATAAACCGCGTCGCCCGTTTCTTCAGTTCCAAATGAAACGTCAAGTTTTGTGCGCGCCAATAGGAAATCCGCAAGGTCAATCGCGTTCTTTGGTGTTGGTGTACCCGCTTCATCATAAACAACCAAACCGTCAAATGAAATTTCACCGGAAATCACACCGGCAATCACTTCTTGAAAACCGCCCGAATCTTTTGTTGTAGCTTCCGGCAAATCGTTTGAAAGTGAAATTGAACAAGATGTTGTGTGACCAACTTTTGCAAGTGTACCGCCGTTTGTGTCAAGTTTCACAATTAGGTCAGTTCCGTTAAAAACTCCAGATGTTGCCATGTTTTAATGATATTAAATTTTATACAAATATACGTTTTTTTAATTTGTCAAATTTCATTCCAATTGATGTCAATTTGATTCCAAATGTCTTGTGCGGCGTTCCAAATTTCACCTTCTGTTTCGTCAATGATTGAATAAAGTCCCGAAATATTTATTTCAATGTCGTAAGATGTGACCGATTCCATTTCGGCAACTTCTTCAACACTTGAAATGAACCCTTCACCCCTAAAAACCAACCCTTGCGCGCCGGTTGTTTGTGAAAGAAAAAATTCAGCACGTGAACGCGTCAATACCATGTCGGCAATTTCTTCAAAATTCACCGAATCGTCGTAATTTGTGAACCCCGTTGCGGACAATTTTCCCGAACGTACACCCGGCAAAATTTCTTTGAATCCGTTTGAATCTTTGTTTGTACTTTCAACTTGGTCAACGTCCAACGTCAAAGCGACGCCCGTTGTGTGACCAACCGCGACGTCGTTTTTGTATAGGAAAAAAGTCGTTCCGTTGATTGCATTCATTATAAAATGTCTTTCAATGCTTCAATGAACGCTTTTTTTCCAAATTCAAGTTGTTCTAAGTTGAATTGTGAACTTGCAATTTTACGGTCTAAATCCGCAATGTGATTGACATGCGCTTTTTGTTCGTCTGTTAAATCTTCGAAAAAATATTCTTTTTCGTCAATTTGTATAGGGGTCTTTTTTTGTTTTCCCATGATTTTAAATTTTAAAAATTAATAATTATTTGACTTCTTCTTCTTCGACCAACACCAAGTCAATATGTGTTGGATTTGCAATGCTTTCAAGTTGCGAATCAAGTCCGGCTTTTAATGAATCAACGTCAAGAATTGATTCAAGCCAACCTTCAATATCTGTTTGTTTTAATGAATCAAATGAAATGAATGAATCCGATTCGGGCGCGTCAAGTCCGCATGAACCGTAAACGTCAACAACGTTTTCATTTTCGTCGGTTGCTTGTAGTCGCCAATGTATTGTTTCAACAACATTTTGCATGCCGTCATTTTCGATTTTCGCATGTAAGTTCGGAACATGCCATTTGTAAGTGTTAGCCATTTTTTTTATGAATTTATTTGTGATTTTAAAGTTTCGATATCTGATTTTAATTCGTTTATCATTTCTTGTTGTTCTTGAATTGCTTTTATATAGTACGCGTGCATTGGTTCGTAAGAAATCCCGTCAACTTGCGGTTCGTCAAACCCTTCAATTTTCGCTTTAAAAGTGATTTCCGGCATGACTTCAAAAACTTCTTCGGCAATCATTCCGGTTGTGTATTTCAATGAATCTTTTGGTTTGAATTCAACCGGTCTTAATTTCATCATTTTATCAACCGCATTTGTCAAGTCTTTGACGTCTTCTTTGTATCTGATAGATGAAGTGTACCTATAAATTAAACCGGTACTTGAATTATGCATTAAACTTGCGTTCGCCGAACTACTACTTGCCATGCCCAAATTGAACATTTGCCCATTTGTATTCAATGAAAATTTTTCCGTGCCGGAGGTGTTTTTGAATATTGCTATGTCCTGGCCATTTCCTCCCCCTTGAACTTCTAAACCTATACTCTGCGTCGACCTTATTAATGCGCCTTTCCCATTGCCGTAAACGTGCAAATTCGCCAATGGATTATTCGTTCCAATACCGACGTTGCCGTTTGAATTAATGCGCATTTTTTCCGAATTGCTTGGGGAAAAAGTTAAATAAGAACTACTTGCGGTCGCGCCAATGTCCATTTTGTGATTTGCCGCAGTATTAGCCGGCGCACCAAAAACCCGAATATGACCATTATTTGAGTAAGTTGAAAAAACAACCGCCGCGCTTGGCGGCGTTGATGAACTATTGTCGTTAAAAGTATTTTCTATTTTTAGCGCAACATCATCATTGTCAACACTTCCTTGAATGTGAAGTTTTTCGTCAACATTTGCACCGGTTCCAATCCCGACGTTGCCAGTGGCAGTAATACGCATGTTTTCACTACCATTTGTATTAAATAAAGTTGCTGATGCGTCCATACTAAGTACATTCCATTGTTTAGTAGCAGCGCCAATATTAAGGATTTTGGTATTATCTGTTGTTGGGCGTATATAACTGGAGTTTCTAGACATATACAACCCATAACCATTTATTTGCGTGTAAGTATTGTCATTAAAATAAAATCTACTTATCGCGTCAGTAGTACCGTCACCTACTTGAAAATTAACATCGGGACTCGATGTTCCAATGCCGACGGCGCCGGTGTTTGTGATACGCATTGCGTTATTTAATGCACCGTTGTAAACTTTAAAATCCAATCCGGCTTGATTCGAATTGTTGAATCTAAACCCGCTTATTTGGGAATACCTTGACGCAGTATCACCCGCAAATGAAATCGCACCTTGTTCTGTATTTGTTGATGAATTATTGTTGCTTAATTGAAGCAATGTTTGAGGTTGGTTCGTTCCAATACCGACGTTTCCGTTTAAATCTAAAGCAAATGCCTCGGCGTTGCTTGACGGTCCCATTAAAAAAGTGCCGTTAGCGTTTTTAAACATTCTGTGCGAAATGCTATTTGAACTTGTTAAAGCTATACCGTCGGCTAAGGTGTCACCGTCTTGCCGTACTATTAATGTACCTCCCGATGTAGCCACTCCAATCCCGCCGTTTATTTCTAATTTACCCGCCGGATTCGACGTGCCAATTCCAACGTTGCCGCTTGAATCAATGCGCATGCGTTCACTAATTCCATAAGGATTGTCACTACTTGCGGCGGACGTTGTGTTGAATGTAATATGCGCGCCCTCGTTGTTGCCGTCACCCAACGCAACCATTGACGCAACCGTGTGATTGTCAATCGCAGTCCATTGTAAAGCACCAATTGCACCCGTCGTGTTTGAATTTGTTCTTTGTAAGGTTATCACCGATTGTGCGCTTGTTGATGCAATGTGAAGTAATTGTTTCGGGTCAGTCGTTCCAATTCCAACGTCGCCGCTTGAATCGATGCGCATGCGTTCGTTTGTATTTGTATAAAACAACAAACTGTTTTGAACTGAAGAACCGCCCGAATCAAATCCCGCAATTTTAACTTGGTCGGAATCATTGCCGAAATGTAATACACCCGCATTTCCACTGTCCGCCCCTTGTATTTTAACGTCACCCGCAATTTCAAGTTTTTCATCGGGATTTGACTCACCTATCCCAACATTCCCACTCGAATCTATGCGCATACGTTCTGAACCGTTTACCCTTATAGCCATTGCGTCGTTTGCATGTTCATAATGAATTGAACCCCCAGCGTTAAAACCACTATTTGCGCCGTCGGCAACGTCAGCAAAAGCC